CAACGTAAAGAGACTCTTAATAAAATGTTTCCAGGAAAATGAGTTTTAAACTTATACCACCTTTTAAAAAAAATCCTACTCCTATAGTTAATATGCCTTTAGGCGAAGGTATAATGGGTAGAGCAGATAAAAGAGGAACTATTTTAATAAATAAAGATATAACTGATCCAAAACTAATAGAAGAAACAATTAATCATGAAGAAGCTCACATTTTACAATTTCAAAATGGTGATTTAGATTATGATGATGAAGCTTTTTATTGGAAAGGAAAAAAATACCTTCGATCAAAAATTGACGAAGCAGATAAAAACTTACCGTGGGAAAAACCTGCATATAAAAACGAATAATGTCAAAACCTAAAAAGAAATTTAAAGAAACTAAAGTCGGTAAATTTTTACTAGGTAAATCAGGTATTATAAATGTGATAGGTAATATACTACCCGACCAAGGCGCACTGGGGATGGTGAAAAATCTTATACAAAGCGATCCAGACCTACCACCACAAGACAAAGAAACTGCTCTTAAACTATTAGAGCAAGATATGGTAGAATTACAAGAAATCTCAAAACGTTGGGACAGTGATATGAAATCAGATTCATGGCTTAGTAAAAACACTAGACCTATGGCTTTAATTTTCTTAACTATATCTCTTATTATTTTTATCTTACTAGACGGATTTGATATTGCATTCACTATAGAAACCGGGTGGATTGATCTTTTAAAATCTTTATTGATAACCGTTTACGTAGCTTACTTCGGCTCTCGTGGAGTTGAAAAATTCAAAACAATAAGTAAATAACATGGAATGTAACTGTAAAACATGCAACTGTGGAGAGTCTTGTGACTGTTCATGTTGTGATTGCTAACCTAAATAATTATGAAAAAGTATTTAAACTTTGACATTGCTTTTTATACTATAGCAATATTAATATCTTTAGCAATAGCTATTGTAATATAAAAAATAAATTAACCAATTAAATTAAATTAAAATGAGTGAATCAAGTGAAATTAAATCGACAATTAGTAAAGAGCAATTAGAAAAAATCCAAGGATTTCAAAAAGACTTAAACAAGTTATTAAATGAAGTAGGATTTTTAGAAGCTCAGAAAGCACAAGTATTAGGGAAGTTTGGAGAGATAAACAAACAAACTGAAGACTTCAAAAAAGAATTAGAAGACGAATATGGATCTATCAACATTAACTTGGAAGATGGTACATATACACCTATTGAAAAAGAAGAAGATAAGAAATAATGTCTTCAAGTATCAGAAAAATCAGTATTGGTTCTGACTACAAAACCGATGCCATGCATTATTCTGTTGGACAGTCAGTATATGGTGGGCATACTATTTCCCATATATTAGCTGATCAAAAAGACAATTCTTATAATATTTTTATTAAAAAAAAAGACGAAGTATTGCCATGGAAAAAATTTAATTCTAACATGGCAATCTCCGTTGAGTATGATTTAGAATATTAATGAAAAGCTTATTTGATTTTATCGTTGAGCCAGTAGGTCAGCGATATAATAATGAAATAAAAATAGGTGACAAAAGCCTTGTAATTAATACTAAAGTAGAAAGTTATAAATCTGTAAATAATATAGCTAAAGTTATTTCAGTACCTTTAATATATAAAACCATAATACAACCAGGTGATTTATTAATGATTCATCATAATGTATTTAGAAGATTTTATGATATTAAAGGTAAAGAAAAAAACAGTAAATCTTATTTTAAAGATAATTTATATTTTGTTCAACTTGATCAAGTATATTTATACAAAAAAAACGACAATTGGAAGGCATTTGGAAATCGATGTTTCATTGCACCGCTTCAAGATGAAGTTGAAATAAATAACTGGATTGAACAAAAACTTATTGGAGTATTAAAATATGGTAATAGTGCGTTAGAAGCGCTAGAAATCAACGAGGGAGATCTTGTAGGTTATAAACCATTTGGAGAATATGACTTTGTCGTTGATGGCAAAAGGTTGTATTGTATGAAATCTAATGATATTGTTATAAAATATGAACGTCAAGGAAACGAAGTTGAATATAATCCAAGCTGGGCACAAAGCAGTTGAAGAACTTATTAAAGTTGCTAAAGAAGCTATTGTAGATTCAGATGATGATATATCTGCAGACCGTTTAAAAAACGCTGCTGCTACAAAAAAACTAGCTATATTTGATGCTTTTGAAATACTTAATCGTATTGAAGAAGAAAACAATATACTAGAAAATAAGATCATAGAAAAAAATGAAACTACTTTTAGTGGATTTGCAGAAAGACGATCTAAATAATGTACGAGCAAACTCTATATAAAATAATTGAACCTATAAAACCACATGTTATTAAAAGACTTAATAAGTCTAAGAAATGGGAGTATGGTTATAATAAAGAATACAACGTTACAGTAATAAGTAGAACTGGTCAAATCGGGGAGATTTATGAAATACAAAATCTTGTTATTGCTTTACCATTAGAAGATAAACCATATAAAAGATCTACTAAAAAAGCTGAACAATACTGGGAGGTATTTGAAAAAAGGAAAGAACTTAAACAAATCAAAACTATTTTTGATTGGAGAGCTTACCCTGAAACATTTAAACAACAATTACACGGATACATAGATGAAGAATTTAAAAGACGTGAAGAAGGATTTTGGTTTTATAATAAAGGTATTCCTACTTATCTCACTGGTACTCACTACATGTATTTGCAATGGTCAAAGATTGATGTTGGGCAACCAGATTTTAGAGAAGCAAATAGATTATTCTTCATTTTCTGGGAAGCATGCAAAGCAGATAAAAGATGCTACGGTATGGCATACCTTAAAAATAGAAGGTCAGGATTCTCTTTTATGGCCTCTGGCGAAACAGTTAACATGGCAACGATATCAAGCGATGCGAGATTCGGTGTCTTATCAAAGTCTGGAGCAGATGCTAAAAAAATGTTTACAGATAAGATCGTCCCGATCTCGGTTAACTATCCATTTTTCTTCAAACCCATACAAGATGGTATGGACCGCCCGAAAACAGAACTTGCCTACAGAGTTCCAGCATCTAAATTTACAAGGAAAAAACTTGAATCAAACGAAAAGCTTAGTGAAATGGTTGGACTCGATACAACTATTGACTGGAAAAACACAGGGGATAACTCCTATGATGGTGAAAAACTTATGCTCCTTGTACACGATGAAGCTGGTAAATGGGAAAAACCTGAAAACATTCTTAATAACTGGAGAGTAACAAAAACTACATTAAGATTAGGTAGTAAGATTATAGGAAAATGTATGATGGGAAGCACATCAAATGCATTGGATAAAGGAGGTAGAAACTATAAAAAACTATATGATGGATCAGATGTTACAAAAAGAAACCGCAATGGACAGACTCGCTCAGGATTATATAGCTTGTTCATACCTATGGAATGGAATTACGAAGGATACATCGATACTTATGGGCACCCTGTCTTTGACACTCCGAAATCCCCAGTTAAGGGAATTGATGACCAAGAGATTGAAATCGGGGTCATTGAACACTGGGAGAATGAAGTAGATGGCCTTAAGGAGGATCCTGATGCACTTAATGAATTATATAGACAGTTTCCACGTACAGAGAAACATGCCTTCAGAGATGAAACAAAACAATCTTTATTTAATTTAACAAAGATTTACGAACAGATAGATTATAATGAAGATTTAAAGCATTCCGGGGTATTAACTCAAGGAAATTTTCAATGGGAGGATGGTATTAAAGATACTAATGTACAATTTTTACCAAGTAAACAAGGTAGATTTTTAGTATCTTGGGTTCCAGATAAACATCAACAAAATAGATATATTGTTAAAAACGGGAGAAAACATCCAGCAAACGAACATATGGGTGCTTTTGGTTGTGATAGTTATGATATATCAGGTACGGTGGACGGAAGAGGTTCTAAAGGATCACTTCATGGTTTAACTAAGTTTACGATGGATACTTGTCCACCTAATTTATTCTTTTTAGAATATATATCAAGACCACCAACAGCAGAAATATTTTTTGAAGATGTTCTTATGGCATTGTATTTTTATGGTATGCCAATACTTGCAGAAAATAATAAACCAAGATTATTATATTATTTAAAAAGAAGAGGTTATAGAGCATATTCTATGAATCGTCCAGATAAGATAATGTATAAATTATCTGTTGCTGAAAAAGAAATAGGTGGTATACCTAATTCAAGTGAAGACATAAAACAAGCACATGCTGCTGCAATTGAAGCTTATATTGAAAGTTTTGTAGGTTACAACAATGAACAATATGGGACAATGTATTTTCAAAGAACATTAGAAGATTGGTCAGCATTTGATATAAATAATAGAACAAAACATGATGCATCTATTAGTTCTGGATTAGCTATTATGGCTTGTAATAAAAATAAATATAGACCCGTTGCCGAGGTTATAAAAGAAAAAGTTAATCTAAATTTTTCAAAATATGACAACAAAGGTAATGAATCAAAAATAATTAATAGATGAAATTAAACACTGGTATTAATAGTGCATTTCCTAGTCAGATGGTATCTGAAGAGGAAAAGAAAACTTTAGAATATGGTTTGTTAGTTGGGCAAGCTATTGAATACGAATGGTTTAGAGGGGGAAGAGTAAATGGTAGTAGATGGAATACGGGTTATCAAAATTTCCATAATTTAAGATTATACGCTCGAGGAGAACAATCAGTTCAAAAATATAAAGATGAGTTGTCTATTAATGGGGATTTGTCTTATTTAAATTTAGATTGGAAACCAGTACCAATTATACCTAAGTTTGTAGATATTGTAGCTAATGGAATTTCATCTAAAAATTATAAAATTAAAGCTTATGCTCAGGATCCTTACTCTTTAAAGCAAAGAACTGGGTACATGAGTGGTTTGGTTAAAGATATGTATACGGGAAATTTACAACAATTTGCTCAAGAATATACAGGTATAAACTTTAAACAATCAAATGTTCCTCAAGCTGATTTACCTAAATCAAAAGAAGAATTAGAATTACATATGCAATTAAGTTATAAACAAGGTGTAGAAATTGCAGAAGAAGAAGCTATAGATAATATTTTAGCTTTTAATAAATATGATTTAGTAAATCGAAGATTAACTGAAGATATTATAACTATTGGAATTGGAGCATTAAAAACTACTTTCAATAAATCAGAAGGGGTTATTGTTGATTATGTAGATCCTGCTAATTTAATTTATTCTTATACTAATGATCCTAATTTTGAAGATATTTATTATGTAGGAGAAATAAAGTCAATGACTTTAGCTGAAATTAAAAAACACTGGCCTTATCTTACTGATGAAGAATTAGAAAAAATGGTTAAATACCCTGGTCGTGACGGGTACATAACTAATCCTAATTATAGTAGAGATTTAGTTCAAATTTTGTTTTTTGAATATAAAACATTTGTAGATCAAGTTTTTAAAATAAAAAGAACTGAAACCGGATTAGAAAAAACTCTAGAAAAATCTGATACATTTAACCCACCTGAAAGTGATAACTTTAATAGAGTTTCAAGAAGTATAGAAGTTTTATTTAGTGGAGCTAAAGTAATGGGCGTACCGCAAATGTTAGAATGGAAACTTGCAGAGAATATGGTAAGACCTAAAAGTGATTTAACAAAAGTTAAAATGAATTATGCTATATGTGCACCTAATCTTTATCAAGGTCGTATAGAATCTTTAGTTGGTAGATGTACTAGTTTTGCAGATAT